GAAGAAGCAGACAATTTATGATGTAGGTAATGGTTGGAAGGTAAGGGGCCGCATTGATGCTGTCATTGATGGTGTTGTTGTGGACGTTAAAAGCGTTACGAAATTCTCGGAAGAGAAGTTTAAAGGAGGACTAAAGGATGATCCCTTTGGCTACTACAGTCAGTTGAACGGCTATGCTAGTTCTATGTCTGCTGGCTCTGCTGGCTTTCTTACTATTCAGAAGGAATTGGGGCACATCAATTTCTACCCGATCAACGTGGACAAAGGACACTTCCATCACCAAGCAGAAGCGGCGTCTGAAGTAGTGTCCTTAGTTGACGTTAGTCCATTACCAGTAATTCCACCAGTGCCACAAAGTAAGACTAGTAAGAACATGAAGCTGGCTACCAGTTGTTCCTACTGTGCGTATAAGAAACAGTGTTTTCCTAAACTGAGGACATTCCTCTACAGTGATGGCCCCGCCTATCTAACCCACGTTGTGGATGTTCCGCGCGTAATGGAACTTGTGTAACAAATTCTATGGAGGTTGTATGCTAATTGAACTTGATGACTTTATGCTGGATAAAATCATTGCACAAGCACTGTTGGACACCTATCGGAGTGTGCTAGACAACCCTCACAAAGTTCCAATCTTCTCTACGGATAAAGAAGAGGAAGACAAGCAAGTTAAGAAGCTACTTAAAAGCATTGAGATGGTACACAATTGGTACAATGTAAAGCCTCTACAAGAGCGCCTTAAGCAAGAACAGGCTCTAGAAGAACTCTCTGACATTAGCCAGGAGCTTGAGCTAGAATGAAGATATTAGTAATGCCTGACGCGCAGGTGAGGAAGGGTGTCCCCCTAGAGCATCTAGATTGGGCAGGACAATACATTGTAGATAAGAAGCCCGACATCATTGTCAACATGGGAGACTTCGCAGACATGCCTTCCTTGTCCACCCACGACAAGGCTGGTAGCAAGGTGTTTGAGGGGCTTAGGTATAAGGATGATGTGGAGGTAGCCAAGGAGGCTATGGGGCGCCTTCTAGGCCCCTTAGAACGCCTGCAAACGACACAGAAAAAGAACAAAGAGAAGGTGTATAAGCCTCGCCTGGAACTCCTACTAGGAAACCATGAAAATCGCATTGAACGTGCTGTAAACAATCTACCAATCCTTGAAGGTACTATTAGTACGAAAGACTTGCAATATGAACGTCATTGGAACGTACACCCCTTTCTACAACCGCTTACCATTGAGGGAGTGGTATTCAATCACTACTTTCCAACTGGCCTTATGGGGCGTCCAGCTTCAACTGCCTCTGCAATGGTTGGTAAACTGCATCAGAGTTGCATAGCTGGGCATCAGCAAGGGAGGCAAGTAGCCTATGGCCGTAAGGCCGATGGCTCCTCCATTACGTGCATCATCGCTGGTTCCTTCTACCTCCATGATGAACATTACATGGACGTTACCAGTAACCGCTATTGGCGTGGATTGGTGATGTTGCATGAGGTAAAAGACGGACACTTCGATGAAATGTTTGTGTCAGTAAACTATCTAAGGAAAAAGCATGGATGACGTTCCTGGGCAGTGGAACAAGAAGTCAGATGAGAAGTGGAAATACTTGTGTACAAATTGGGCGTCACTACAAGTGGAGCTTGACAAAACCAAAGGCCCCTCAATCGAGACACACGGTAGGTGGTGGGTTAACGAAACCTCCCTAGACGAGTTGGTGGATGCATTAAGCCACATCCGCACTGAAGTATATGGCCCACGGGAGGGTAAATGAACTACTCAGAAAAACTAAAGGCAGTGACAGATTGGACGTATGAGAATGTATCCAGTGTAGATGAATTTTGCGTAATGTTTGACATTGAGCTGGAACATCTAGTAAAATGCTTCCCTGACGCCCTAGTGCGCTCCTACAACAAAGTGTTTCCACCAGACGTAGACAATGACGACCTCAGTGATGAACTCGAAGAAGATGCGTGGCGGGGCTTTCACCCCATCGAAGAAGACTGACAACAAACCTGACTCCCTGTTGGAGCTAGGAAAGCAACGTAAGCGTGAGTGTCTAAACCGCACTCGTAACCAAGAGAGTTTGGAAGCAATTAAAGAGTACGTACATGAAGACAGCACCAATCAGCGTTACCCTTATTGATAACAATGCCTCGCGTAACTAAAAACCGCTTACGGCATTGTAAGCAGTGCGGCACTGAATTTGAAGTGGGGACAACAGGCAGAACGCACTATTGCACTGCGAAATGTATGGCTAAGTTTCACTGGTTGAAACAAGGCGCTAAATACCGCAGTTCTGAAAAGGGAAAACAAACTTCGTTTGCGTGGCGATTAAAGTCTACGTTTGGCATTACTGTAGAAGAATACCAAGCGCTGTTTAAAGCACAAGGTAGCGTATGCGCTATCTGTGACACAGATACTCCTACTGGATATAATTGGCATGTAGACCACTGCCACACTACTGGAAAAGTAAGAGGGATTCTATGTAGTAAATGCAATCAAGGTTTGGGGCTATTTAACGATAAGGAGAAAGTTCTTGAGCGAGCAGCAAGCTATTTACGTCAAACCAGTATGGGCAACCCCTAGTGGGGAAGAACTTGTAGCGCATATGGCGCGAGTGTCTTCACCTGAAAATGAGGGTAAAGAGGCCCACAAGCTGATTGAGTACCTGATTAAAAATGATCATTGGAGCCCATTTGAAATGGTCAACATGGTAGTTGAAGTAGGTACTACGCGAGACATCGCACGCCAATTGCTACGTCACCGCAGCTTTACCTTCCAAGAGTTTAGCCAAAGATACGCCAGTATTGATAAACTACCCGCAGCCCCTATTCGTGATGCCCGTTTACAAGATACTAAAAACAGGCAGAGTAGTCTTCCCTGCGTAGACTCTGATCTTGCAGAGAAGTGGGCGTACCAACAAGATGTGTTGCGGCAAGATGCCTTGCGTCTGTACAAATGGGCACTGGATAGCGGCATTGCTAAAGAAGTGGCGCGTGCTGTACTGCCTGAGGGTCTTACGATGAGCCGCATGTACATGAACGGTACTTTGCGAAGCTGGCTGCACTTTGTAAAACTGCGTACTGGTAATGGCACTCAACTTGAGACACGAGAGGTTGCTTCCCTTATTAGTAAGGAAGTGAAACGACTATTTCCAATTAGCTATGGAGCACTTGTAAATGAATCTACGTAACTTTATTCTTGCTTTTGCTGTTGTGTTCTTGCCTACATTTGCTGCGAGCATTGTTGGATATAAATATGGTGAACTTTACAGGCAAAACACCATTGTAGAAGAATGCCGCACCAACGGCATGTACATTGACAGAAACCTCTTCATGGTGTGTCAAGTGAGCACTCCTAAAGTTGTTCCTAAACCACCTACTCTATGATTGTACCTGTAGAGGGATGGACAGAGGGTAGATTCAACGCATTCATTACTAGTACACTGCGTGGGGGTATGCGGCGATTCCCAAACAAGTGGATTACGCTAAAGGGCGCCTACACTGGTAAACGGAAAGGAAAGAGTGGAAGAGAAGCCGCCCACTACAAGTGCGCAAAGTGTTCTGATGAGTTCACTAGTACAAACGTCGAAGTGGACCACATTCGCCCTGTTGTTGACCCTGTGCGTGGTTTTAGTTCTTGGGACGAATATGTACAGCGCCTATTTTGCCCCGTAGACAACCTACAAGTATTGTGTAAGCCTTGCCATAAACTTAAATCAAAGGAAGAGAAAGCATGTCGTACCCTATTGACCTCGGAGAAGACGACTTTGCAGTCGGACAACCCTCCCCTGAAGAAGAGGCGGAAGCCTCCTTCTACTTCTTCATCCAAGACCTTAACCACTACGCGCAAAGTGGCAAGTTCGGCCCGCGCATCTGGGAAGCCGCCAGCGAAGAAACGCGTCGCATCCTCACGAACCAAGTAGTATTTAATGACGTTGGCCCTAAGTTTACAGAGATTCTTAATGGCAATCGTCTTTGACTTCATCAGAGGATTTGTAGTGGGAGTAAACTTCCCTGGTGACGGTTTCCACTGTGCCATCTTCCTAGGCATTCTCCGTATTTGTTTTATAACTAAAGAAGTGTATGAGGAACTAAAAGATGACTGAATTGCCGCTGTATGAGAGTTTTATTGCTAAGAGTAGGTATTCCCGTTTCCTAGAAGATAAGGGTCGTCGTGAGCACTGGCACGAGACGGTGAACCGTTACATGGCGTTCATGGATGAACACCTTATCAATAAGCACGACTATCACATGCCTGCTGAACTTCGCATTGAGTTGGAAGCAGCCATTGTGCATCGTGAGGTTATGCCCTCTATGCGGGCTATGATGACTGCTGGCCCTGCTCTAGAACGCGACAACGTAGCAGGGTACAACTGCTCCTACCTGCCTGTAGATGATGTTAAATCATTTGACGAAGCCATGTACATTTTGCTGTGTGGTACTGGCGTTGGGTTCTCAGTGGAGAGTAAGTATGTCAACAAACTACCAGAAGTTCCGACAACACTGTTTGACTCCGCTACTACTATCGTCGTGGCTGACAGTAAGGCAGGTTGGGCCAAAGCCCTACGACAACTCATCGCCCTCCTATATGCAGGAGAAATTCCAAAGTGGGATGTCTCTAGGGTGCGTGCTGCTGGCGCTCGACTCCGTACTTTTGGCGGACGAGCCAGCGGACCTGAGCCTCTGGTTGACCTCTTCAAATTCACTATTAGTAAGTTCAAAGGGGCAGCAGGTCGTCGCCTTACCTCTCTAGAGTGTCACGACATTATGTGTAAAGTAGGTGAGGTTGTTGTGGTGGGCGGTGTACGCCGCTCCGCTATGATTAGCCTCAGTGACCTCAACGACGATAGGATGCGCCATGCTAAGTCTGGACAGTGGTGGGAGCGAGAAGGACAGCGAGCACTTGCTAACAATAGCGCGACATATAATGTCAAGCCAACAGTGGGTGAGTTTATGTCTGAGTGGCTTTCACTGTACCAATCTTACAGTGGAGAGCGAGGAATCTTCAACCGAGAAGCTGCTAAACTTCAAGTTGCAAGGAACGGGCGGCGAGACACGAACTTTGAGTTTGGAACTAACCCTTGCTCCGAAATCATCCTGCGCCCATATCAATTCTGT